TCGTGGTTTCTAAAATACAAGTGGGGAGAATACAAACACAAGAAAGTAAACCGCGAGATTTCCCAGTCAAAATTAGTTCAAACAATTTTAGAACAACATCTTCATGAGTACCGCGCTCAACGAGCCTTTATACTTCAACGTCATAATGGTGGTAAATTTGGAACGGGTAAATCTATGAACAAACTTTCCACAACGTTTGAATCTTTAGAAGATGGGGTAAGTACAGAGTTTAAAGATTGTCAAAATCTTCCTACAAGTCTTTACTCTGGTTTAGTTGACTCTGTTCAGACAGACCGCGGTCTATTTCCAATAATAGAAGATATAGATGATATTTTAACTCGTGCATTTTTTTCCCAACGTGGAACGAAAAGTGCTATTGTTTATCCGATATTCCGCGGACCAGAATTAATTGGTATGGTTGGATTTGAATGGACACATAAAGTAGAAAAATCAATAGAACAAGATTATGTTCAATTTAAAGAAGATGGTAAGGTATTAGGGGAGACACTTTCTAAATTATTATAGGAGATGTTTATGATAAATCATAACTCTGAAGAGTATATCGAAGATGTTGCAGGTATTGAAGTTATAGGAATAAAGAAAGGAAGGAAACAAATCAAAAATAAAATACAGTTTAATATCTCCCTAAATGAAGAACAGAAACAAGTTAAATCGAATATTTTAAAGGACACCATCTCTGTTTTGACTGGAAAAGCTGGTTCGGGTAAGACACTTCTCGCAACACAAATTGCACTCGAATATCTCTTTTACCGTGAGGTTGAACGTATTGTCATTACAAGACCAACGGTATCAAACGAAGACATAGGGTTTCTTCCGGGTAACATCAAAGAAAAGATGGACCCGTGGGTAGCTCCAATTCACGCAAATATGTATATGTTATACGGTAAACCGAGAATTGACAAGTTCATAAATGAAAACATCATTGAGATTGCACCGATTTCATTTCTTCGTGGTAGAACATTCGTAAATTCATGTGTTATAGTTGATGAATCACAGAACGTAACGAAAGGACAGATGGAGATGATACTTTCTCGTCTTGGTATAAATTCTAAGATGATTCTTACAGGTGATTCTTCACAAACCGATTTAAAGAGCAAGAAAGACTCAGGTTTCCCATATTTATTTAATATGGCTGGTAAAATATCTGGATTCGGTGCCTATGAACTAAAAACTAATCACCGTCATCCAATAGTTGACAACATATTAAACTATTTTGATGAAGTAAAACAAGAGAAGTAAATGGTAGAAATTCCAATATGGCCCGGATCATCCAGTTTTGCAACAGGAAGTACACCGTTCGGATTTTTCGATGCGGATGCTCAATTTCAATCAGATGCTGATAATGTAGCAGACTGGTGTGCAAAACGTCTCGGTTATCCACTTGTAGACATAGAATTACAAGCTGGTAACTTTTATGCTTGCTTTGAAGAAGCCATATCGGAATATTCAAACCACGTAAATCAGTTCAATATCCAACAGAATATGTTGAGTATCATGGGTACTCCAACAAACAGCAACCTCACACATCAAAATGTTGCCGTAAACATGGGAGGATTGATTCAGTTGGCAACCGAATACGGAACAGAAACATTCACGAACGGTAATGTTAGTTTTTATTCCGCCTCCATTGACATCAAAACAGACGTTCAAAAGTACAATCTAAACACACTTATTCGTGATGTGTATAAACCAACTGGTTCGATTGAAATCAAAAAGGTTCATCACTATGCACCACCGGCATCTATTCGATTCTATGACCCTTACTTGGGTAATCAAGCGATGTTAGATACATTCGGCTTCGGTGCTTACTCAACAGGTGTTTCCTTTATGTTGATGCCTATGTATGCAGACTTACTTCGTATTCAGGCAATCGAGTTTAATGATTTGATGAGAAAGTCATCATACTCATTTGAACTTATTAACAATGAATTGCGTATATTCCCACGTCCTGTTCGTGACTTTAAACTTTGGATTGAGTATATCGTTAAAGAAGAAAGAGCAAACCCTTTGAAAAACCAACCTGTTTCTGGTTCTGGTGTAACGGGTCTTGTTTCCGATATGTCTAATGCACCATACAACCGAATGGAATACTCGAAGATAAATTCGGTAGGACGTCAATGGGTATTCAGGTATACACTAGCTCTCGTAAAGGAAATGTTAGGGTACATTCGTGGTAAATATGGAAGTATACCGATTCCAAATGGAGAAACAACTCTTAATGCAGCAGACTTACTTTCAGCAGCAGGAACAGAAAAGCAAGCTCTTGTAGATGAATTAAGAACAATGTTGGACACAATGACTCGTTCTAAGTTATTAGAAGCTAAACGTGCAGAAACAGAGCATCTTAATGTTGCTCTTAATGGAACACCTTTAAAAATCTACATAGGATAAATGAATGCCATTATTTCATGGACAACGGGATGCTTCTTTGGTTCACAAAATCAACATGGAATTGATCGTGGACATTATAGATACAGAGGTTGCTTTGTATAAACTTTCCCTAGATAACACAAAGACTAACATTTATGATGAGTCTGACAAAAAGATTTATCTTCAACCTGTAAAGATACCAGCCTTAATTAACCGTCAAGAACAAACATTCGAAGGAACCGAGTTTGGTCAAGACTTTAATCAAGCCTGTGACTTTGGTTTTATTCGAGAACTTCTCAAAGAAGTAGAAACCTATGTTGAAGTTGGTGATGTCATAGAATACAATGGAGAATGGTGGGAAGTTGATGGTATACTCGAAAACCAATATTTCGGTGGTAAGAATCCAGATTATTCGTTTGCCACAGAACGTTGGGGTCATAATGTTTCTATCATAGCGAACACACACTTAACAAGACGTTCAAGACTACACGTAGAAGAAGTACGTTCAGCACCAAGAACATTTGATACAAATGATATACCGGATAACATCTAATGAAGAATTCATCTCCATATCGTAAGGCACCCCTAAAAAGAACACGGGATTCGTTCATTGATGATAAAAATTCAGAACAGAATCCACGGATAGATTATGGTCAATCTCGTCATACACAAATACGTCGAGATAAAGATACCGTAAAAAGCATCGGTGTAACTCTTTACGATATTGATTATGCCGTAAAAACATACATAGACCAAACAATACAGTTAAGAGTAGAAGATAACGGGGAAAGTATAAACGTTCCTATTATCTATGCAAACTCTGAAAAATGGACATCTATCCAACGAAACGGGTATCTAAAAGATAAGAAGGGCAAAACAATGGTTCCCCTTATCACATTCAGACGTTCTAATGTTGCGATAAAAAACGAGTTAAGGAGAAACAAAGTTGCTACCACGAATCAAATCAGTTATGTTATGCAACAAAAATACTCAAAGACGGCACCGTATGACCGTTTTTCTAGTTTATATGGTACAAAAGTTCCACAAGAGTATTTTGTAACTCCAATTCCAGACTATGTTGATGTTACCTATGATTTTATCCTTTGGACAGAATACCAAAGTCAACTGAACTACATAATAGAAAATTTTGTATATTATGGAGGTAAATCGTTCGGTGATAAAAACTTCTTTAAGTTTGCTACCAATCTCGAAAATTTAGCAATGGAAGACATGAACACAACTGGTCAAGACAGAATGGTTCGTGCAAACTTCTCTCTTATTGTTCATGGTTATTTATTACCAAAAGAACTTGCTGGTCAAGTAACAACAAAACGGGTGGTGTCTCCAAATAAGATAACCTTTGTATCAGAGGCATTTAGAGATATAAACACACCGTTCAAGGAAAATGATGCCTTATTCAATGGACAGAATTTTACTCCGTTGAATTTAGATGAACGAGAAAGGGCAGACGATTTACAACGTAGGTTAAACGATTTTGACGAACAATCTATCGGAAGAAGTCCAGACGTATATCCTACCGAATTAGATTGATATTTATAGTTATATTATTCATTACACCCGAGGTTTTTTATGAGTTTAAGCGAAACAAATGAAACGGTGACAGAACAAACTACAAACAGCAAAGAATTTGAAGCGACTGATATTCAATCAGTTCGTTCTCTTCAATCTGAATATGCTTCAATTACTGCCAGAATTGGTCAAGTTGAAGTTGAGATACATCTTTTAACAAAGAAGTTGGAAGAATTAAAGGATTTGCGAGAAACATTATTTCAACGATATGAAGAATTACAAAACTCCGAAAAGGAATTGGTCAATAATTTAAACCAAAAATATGGTGACGGTGTTTTAGATTTAGAATCTGGAAGATTTATTCCGTCTAATAGTTGATTTTGGATATTTTGACCAATATTTATATTGGAGATAATTATATCAATTTTTTTGGAGATAAATAGTGGCTAATGAAAGAATTGTAAGTCCTGGCGTGTTTACAGTCGAAAAGGATCTTTCGTTTCTACCACAGGGAATCGGTCAAATTGGTGCGGCTCTTAT